TCTTTCTGTACCCAAATGATTAGATAATTCTTTTGTACTTTAATACCCTCTGGTGCAAAGTAGAAAACACCTGGAGTAAAGTCACCAAACTCATGTGCATCAGGACCAAATTCAATATAAAAAATACCACCAGGGAACTTACGAGGAGTCTCGGATACTCTAAATTTAAATCCATTAGAACCTAGACAAAGATCACCATTTTCAAAATCATCTCCAGTGACTTGTCTAAGATAAATTCTTGTAATTACTCCTAAATTATTTTTTACGATTTTTGCAATCTCACCACGTCCAGTACCAGATATATCATCTACAATTCTACCAACTTCAATAGAACCTAATGTTTCATCAACATTATCAACGGTAAGCATGACATTATCAAACTCACATTTAATACTCCAGTAGAATACTTCCTGTAACCCAAACTGGAATACACCATTTGCAAGTTTAAACTCTTCTAAAGTTTTACTAGTGTGATAGTAGTAAATTTGATTGTCAATAAACGCATCATATTGATTACTACCTTTAACATAAGGATACTTTACAGTATCAATAGGAAAGTTTACAGGAGCACCACCCGTAACACCCCAGTCAGCAGTATGTAAAAGACCACCGTTTGCTAATATACCAACTGCCTTATTGGGTTGTAATTCTCTAGTTCCTGGATTTGGAACATCCTTACCACCTCTGTATATAAATGTCTGATCAAAATTTCTATCAATAATAACATCTGATCCACCAGGTTTTCTCTCATCCAAATAAAGTTGGGATGGTTTTGGTGTATTATCAGATACTATTCTGAGTCTATCAGTTTTTGTAGTTCCGTTTAATACAAATGCTCCCTTAGTTACAGCATTCTGTAATACATCTAACTGACTTGGAAACGATTGCCAAATTCTATTAATGTCAAATGAACTTACTACGTTTGGTGTTTCTTGCTCAGGAATGATCTGTAAACGTAATGGATCATATCCCCTTCCTCTGTTTAAAACTCTGACGTGTGTAATTCTACCAGAATCTGCATCAATGATTGGATATAATAATGCTTCTACATCAGGTGTACCACAACCAGTGATAGTCAAACGTGGAGGATCTGCAGGATCATAACCTGATCCTCCATTTAAAACTTTTACTGCACGGACACCGAATACCTCATCAAAGATGGGTTCGATGCTTGCACCTGTTCCTGGGACAGTCCTTGTCATTTATTATGATACGACGTAAATGGTTCCTTGCATTGCAGCATGGAGTGTACATTGATAATAAAGAGTTGATGGAGCATCAAATGGAACTGTCCAGTAAAGAACAGTAGTTCCACTACCACTTTGACCAGTAGTATAAGGTGTTCCAGATAAACCTTGAGTGGATTGAATTCTAAATGGGTGTCCACCACCTTCAACAGTATTGTCAAAGGCATAGGTGAAACCTCTATGCACATAGAGATCTGGGTCACGGTTCTCACCTGCAGGAAGTCCTGGACCGTTGATGAGATAGTCACTACTTGCGTTTTCTACGGGTGCACCTAACTCATACCAAAGGATAGGACCAGTAGTAGGAGTAGGAACCCAGTCAGTTCCGTTATAGAACAGACCATCACCCTGAGTTAATCCTGACATGTTAGTGTCAGTCAAAGCACTCAACGTAGTAGTCAAAGTTCCAGAGAAGTTCACCGTTACAGTGTCTCCAGTAACCGAAGTAGTGATATTAGTGCCACCCGCAATGGTCAGTGTATCTGTTTGACTGTTTGCAGTTGTAGTTCCAGTATCACCCGCAACTGAAGCAAAAGTATTGATGCTACCAATACCTGCAGAGTCATTAGCAGGTAACCATTTGCTGCTAGAAGCATTCCACTTTAAAACTTGATCATTACTAGGAGGAGTTGTAGTTGTATCAACGTCTGAAAGTAAATTAATACTTGAATACTCTGTTACTAGTTTTGCTCTTGTATCTCCGACACCACCTGCAGTAATATTAATGTTTACATATGGATTATCATCACCATTAACCGTAAAGTAATAACCAGTGTACGCTGCAGCAGCAGGAGCAGCACCTAGTGAATTATATTCGTTCTTGTAAGAAAGATTAGTTGGAATATCTACACTACCAGTTGCACCATCGAAAGTAGAAAGAACACCGCCCGCAGCAAGAGTAATATCACCAGTTCCGTTCGTAGCGAGTGGTATATTACCGTTTGAAGATGAGATGATAGAGTTTCCATTTACATCTAACGCTGCAGTCAGGTTAGTGTAATCTGACGGTAGAAATGTGCTACCGTTATATCTCAGAACTTGTCCCACAGCAGGGTTAGTGGTACTGACAGTAAGTGTCGTACCATTGCCTAGTGCAGTATATAGTTCATTAAAATTATCATTGACCTTATCGCCTCCGACTCTTAGGGTATCACCCGTGTTGTCATTAGCAGCAGATCCAAGACCGATGGTTTGCTTAGCCATTACTCGCTACGATTTTTAGTTATTTATGGGGTTTCTGGGTCTACTAACTCTTCACCGTATAGTGAAAGGTCAGGAGCAACATAATCATCAGGAACAACAGTGTCAACGCTGATGCCTGGATTTTGATATCCAGAACCAGTTGCACTAAGTTCAACACCTGCAACACCAACCAAGGCACGGATGTTTCCATCGAAACCAGAGATGGAGTCGATTCTTACGGTAGGTCTAGAAGTATATCCAGAACCTCCACCAGTGACTTGAACTTTGTCAATGAATCCAGATGTCAGAACTGCAGTTGCAGATGCGTTCTGACCGAAGACAGATCCAAGATAATCAAATGTGATCAGAGAGTTAGAAGATTCAATAACAGCAACTTCTCTGTCTGAAGTTTCACCTTGAATGTCAATGAAGTCACCAGGTTCGATTGGAGGTACAACCTCAGCAGCGTCAACGTCTGCTTCAGAACCAACGTATGAGAATGCAACGAAAGTAGATCCGAATCTAGGAATCTCAGAGAAGATGATTCTAGAACCAACGATCTCAAAACCAACTCCAGGTTCTTGGATCACACCGTTAAGAGAACAGATGATATTGTTCTCAGGTCTAATCACACTAGACTGAACACCTTCAGTCAATGTCAAGGAGTAGAACACATCGTTACGCTTGAGGTTGAAGGACTGTCTCAAGGAGTCAAACTCGAATGAGATATCATCCAACTGTCTAAGTTTACCAATGTAGAATCCAGTAAAGGATGCTCCAAGGTCAGGTGCTTCAGTGAACTGAATCTGGTTGGAGAACGCTGTGTATGCGTTTGTAGCACCTGGAGGTTGTAAGATACCATTAACGAAGATTAAGAGGTGTCCTGCGGGATCTGGGAGGTATGCAGTACCATTATTCTGTGAAAGATCGAAGGTTGTTTGTGTACCATCGAATCCCTTGAAGGATCTCTTGACTCTTGCCTTAAGATCAACTTGAGTAAGAATAACAGCACCGTATGAATCAGGTCCCTTAATACCATCTCTAGTACCAAATGTTCCTGTGACATCACTGAGATACAGACGCTTGTTGATACCGTCTGGGCGAACATCTTGTACAAGGGCAGCACCTGCACCTGCAGTCGTCACGATAGTTGAGATAGAAGCATATCCGATGGGGAATGTTGCTGCTAATCCATAATCACCAATCTGATCACCCTGAGAGAATGTACCTTGGAACTCAACCATGTAGATATAATTGTTTGCAATATCTACCTCAGTGATAATACCATATGTGGCAGAATCTTGAACACCAGACACAACTTTATAAAGTCTATTACCAACAGTGAAGTTGTTGAGATTACTGATAATATTAATACCAAATCTCTTATATCCAACAGATGCAATTCTATCACCAACACTAATATCAAGTCCTGCATACTTAGAAACCGAGATGAACTGTCTAGAAGCAGAAGGATAAACAACTGCAGTTTTTTCAAATGTTCCGAGTAGAGATTCAGTGTCAACAGTTAATTTACCACCAGTGTTATCAGTAATTGCTGCCTCTGCCTTCAAGAAAGAAGTAGGTTGTGCAGTTGCACCAGAGGTATAACCCTTGAATGGAATATCAGCAACAAAATCACCTTTAAGATCAATGATATGAACACGAGTTTCAATCGCACTGATTTGAGCAGTTGTGGAGTTAGTTGCACCAACAACATTATCCGTAATTGCCCATGGACCTGCAGTAACTTTAACATCAAGATACTTGTAGTTATCGTCTTGATGGAATCCGTAAACAACACCAGTTACAGATGGAGCACCCTGTTTTGCAACAGTTTCATTCATTGTGTAAGGACCGTCAGTGATATCACCGTCGATTCTGAATCTAGAGTAAACCTGTACAACTAAACCTTCGTTGAGAGTAACAGATTCAATTTCACCATATGCACTGCTAAGTAAACCATATGCGAAATCAGCAGGATTGAGTCCACCGTTGAAACCAACAGGAATGTTTCTAGTTCCAAAACTCTTAGTAGGAAGACTGATTCCGTTGAAAGTTGTAAGTCCGATGTAAGAACTATCATTACTTAACTGATTAGTAATGATTCTTAAAAGATATCTAATTGCTGCAGAAATAGAGTCTTTGTTATAGTTTGCAGCATCAGTAGAACTATAGAAGGAATAGAAACCTGCTGTAGTTGAAGGAGATGTTAAACTATTATCAAGAGCAGCAATCATGTATTGCTGTAGTAATTCAAGAATGTAGTTCTTAGTATTAAACTCAGTATCAGAGTAGAAAGTTCTACCACTCTGTGATTGATAAGGATCAAGTTGACCCTTAGTGAGTTTTGCACCCCAAACAAGGATACCAGTAGAACCATCACCAGTCCAAACAGTAGCACTATTACCACTCTTAATAATAAACTTAGATCTTAGGGTTGTAAATCCGAAGGAGAATGTAGCAGTGATGAAGCATCTATACCAACCATTTCCAAGAGGAATTGCACCAAATGCGTCTGCAGTAATACCACCTTGAGGAGTAAATGCTGTTCCAGTTGTACCAGTTGTAAGATTAAGATCGAAGAATACATTCTGTTCTCCTGCACCACCTGGATCAAGTTGCATTTGGAATCTGATTGATTGTGAACCAGATGTCTTGACAAATCCAGAGAAAGTAAACTGCTGAGTTTCAGTTTGACCAACAGCACCAGTATCAAACGATTCATTAGTAGTATCGAAAGTAACTGTTCCAGAGTCAAAGGTTTCAAAAGCAGTTAGGTTAAAGTCTCTGTTAATTTCATGTTGATTGTTAACACCATTATTAGGAGTAACATCTTCTGCAGTCTGAGTATCATCAGGAGCAAGACCTGCGTTATTAGTGAGAGTTACACCAGTTGTAGGTGTCCAGTTGATTCCGTATGCTTCTGGATTAGTCCAGAGGTTTGTACCTGCAATTTGACCAGAGATGTTAGAAGTAATAAGTCTTGCACTTGAAAGAGTTCTAACATTAGCAACTTCGGTATACCAATCATAAGGACTACCAACAGCACCAACGGTAGCAGTTGCACCAGAGGTTTTACCTGTCAACGTATTAGATGCAACCCATGCAGTTCCTGTAAATGGACCAATAACAAAGAAGTTAGTTTCAGAATCATATTCAAGAACAGTTGCATAACCGCCAACGTTAGATCTTACAACTTCACCAACTTGGAATATTCCAGTTACACTAGAAATAGTAATACCATATGCAGTTGTCTTCTTCTTAGTATCTGTTATGACAAGATCATGAATAACATCATTTACAGTTTGATTTACGAAGTCATCATAGATCCAAGATCCCGCACCAAACTGAGCAATAGTCTGAGTTTGAATCTCTTGTAAGTAGTAGTTACGGTTGTAAAGAACATGCTTGGCAGCACTTCTACCAATAGTCTTAGCAGGAGCAAGAATATTAACAGCAATCTCAATGAGTTCTGCCCATCTGTTCTTAACACTTGCTGCGTCAGTGATAGTTAAAGAATCACGAACTGCAGCATCATCAGTATGTAATGCTGAGTATGCACCTGATACTCCACCTGTGTTCTCACCATTTGCATAGAGTAAGTTATCGATTGCCTTCTTACCAAGTGCTTCGAGTTGCTCGATACCATATACGGTAGCAAGTAATTCTTGTTCAACACCCTGAGAAATATTAAGAGTTAAAGCAGCAGTTAGATACTTAGCGATAGCATCAATAGTAGAGTTGTTTCCACCAGTCTGTAGGTCAGAGATTGCACTCTCAATGATGAGTTTCAAGTCTCTCTGACATTTTGCTTCACCAATAGCACCGTTAGGATATGTGAATGCTTGATACTGAACACCATTCAACAGATATGTAAACTCAGTGGTAATAAGTCCAGTAATTTCTTCTGCAATAAAGTTTCTATTGAAGTAAAGTCTGTCAGCAGCAATCTCAAAATCAGAACCAGTAGGAGCGATAATATCATTGATTGTAGTTACAAGGTTATCAATCGCAGTCTTGACGTTTGCACATCCACCTGGATCATTAGTAATACCCCAGTCACCAACGATAATACCATCAGTGTTATCATAAGTTAGATCACCAGTAATTGCTTGCTTGGAATAGAATCCAAGTCTTTCATGTGCATAAACAGATTGCCAAACTTGTAGACGAATATGTTGTAGTTCACCATTTGCACCAATATAGAACTTAGCAGCAGTGATAGTTTCTAAGTTACCACCATCGTAAAGATCATCTGCTAATCCATCTAAGATTAATCCAAGGTCAGTCTTACAACGTAACGTACCATCGGTAGATGTACCGTTAGCATTTCTAGGCATAGAAAGTGCAAGATCAGGATAACGTTGAAGCATGTCATGTGCTGCTTTATCAACGATAACTTTTCTGTTTGCCTTGATTAAGTTAGAAGCATCACGGAATCTGCCACGAGCATCTACATCAATTTGATTAGTGTAGATTTGATCAGTGCCCGCATCATGATAATCAACAATGAACGGTACCTCTGTGTATGCATTGACTGTACCACCAACAAACTCATAGGCAGGTAACACTTTAGTAACAGTTGCTAAGTGATCAACAGGTGATGCAGCTGCAGCGTTTTCTAAGGTGTCAGTGATAATATCAAGTAAGTTAGCAACAGTAGATTGAACATCTACACAATCAGTAAGACTGTATTCAGATTTTGTAATACCATTACTTACTGCACTTGAGAAGGTGTGAGTGTATTGATCATCAGCACTTGATGCGCCAACGTTGATAGTAAACGTATCCGTGGTGTGGGCAGAGATCTTGAGGACTTGCTTAGAAGCAGGATCAGTAGATCTTGGGTATGCGGTAATCTTTTGGTTTCCATCTTTAGAACAAGTAAAGGAGATTGCACCGTCAGCGAGGTATACTGCATCACCTGCAACTGTAATACCATTAGTGGTAGCAGAAACAAAGGTGTGAGTGTAGTTACCACCAGTGATTACTGCATTTGAAGTTGCAGAAACAAAGGTGTGTGTTGTAGTATCTGAAGATGTACCAACATTGACAGTAATGGAATTATCTTTCTTGATGATACCATTTGCAGATGCAGATACAAAAGTATGAGCAAACTGATCAGCAGCAGAAGAAGGACCAACATTTACTGTGAATGTATTGTCTGTCTTAGCAGAAATTCTTAACCATCTTCCAGAGAAAGGATCAGTAGAACGAGGATAAGTCTTAGTCTCGTGATTACCATCTTTAGTACAGGTGAAGGAGAGCGAGTTATCAGCAATTCTGATTTTATCTCCTACAACAAATCCGTGAGCATTCTGAGTGATTTGTAAAACACCAGTAGAAGGATCGTAGTTTGCACCAGTAGCAGTAGACGATACACCATCAGCAATGATTGCTAGTGCTGTATTATATGCAGGGTCTGGAGTTCCTGCGTTTGCACCTGTACCAGAAGCACGAGGATAAGTTTTAACTGATGTGTGTCCGTCTTGTTCACAAGTGAATGATAACGAATCAGCAGTTAACTTAATGTTTGTACCAACTGCTAAATTATGATCTCCAATGAACATCTTGAGAAGTCCAGTTGCAGGATCATAAGTTGTTCCTGTGGTAGGTTGATAGTTAACGATTGGTGACTTACCAACATCTATGGTGAAGTTATTGGCATCAACTCTAGTAACTTCTAACCAACCTTGAGCAGCAGGATCTTTTGCTCTAGGATATGTATGGTTCGTAGCATTGCCATCCATTGTACATGTAAATGTCAATGAGTTATCAGCAAGTTGAATTCTATCACCAGTCTGAAGATTGTGACCATTAGAAGTGATATTCAATACACCAGTTGCTGCATCATAAGTTGAGTTAGATGCAGTAAGATTTGTATCACTTGTCAATCCATGTCCAGTGCTAGTAACAACCATGTCACCAGTAGCAGGATTATAAGTTGCTGAAGAAGCAGTGAATTGAGTTAGAGATGTTGAGACGTAATCAGAATCAGTGATTGTAGTATCAAACTTCTGAGTGAATCCATGATCGCCTAGAACAGACCATGGAGTATTATTAACAACATACTTAACTAGTTTACCGACAATCTCATATGTGTATAAAGATTCCTTTAGATCATCGGAAACATGTAACAGAGTGATTGGGTTTGTAGTTCTGTCAACATAAAGTGCAGCAGCATCCCAAACATGACTGTTAGATCCATTTCTAAGATCTTCAACCATTGCATCTAAGATGTCTCTAACATCATCTTCACAGTTAACCTCTCCACCAAGAACGGTAAAGAATGGATAACGTGCCTTCATGATAAACACTGCCTCTTGAGCAATGAAGTCTTTATTTAAGATGATGTTATCAGCAGCATTGATATATCTGTGTGTCTTCTGATTAAATCCTGCAGTGGCACCAGTTTGACGTTGTGTTTCACGAATAGCATCGTTGTTGAAGTATTCAGTGATAGTAAAGTCTTGAGTACCAGACCAGTCATCAGTATAAGTTTGTCCATCAGCACCATCTAAGTGATAGATCAACTTAGCATCATTATCACCTTGGAAGATACCATTCTGAGGAGTAAATGGTAAAGTAGAATAACGAGTTGTAGATGATAATCTAATTTCATCTATATGACCAATGAAACCGTTAGCATCTGCATAATCCATACCAACTCTAAATGGTTTGGCAACATAAGAAGTGCTATCAGTTCCAGTTCCTCTTTCTACGCCATCAAGAACAATCTTAACTGTAGTGCTAGTTCTCTGAACAACAACATGTGTCCAAGTATCAGCAGTAATAGTAGTTGCTCCAGATGTTACTAAATCAGAACCATTTACATTGTATCTTACTTGTCCTGCTTCAAGGTATAGTCTACCTGCAACTTCAGATGCAGATGATGCTCTAAAGTCAAAGATAGTTCTTGTACCAGTAATATCGCTAGGACGGATATAACATTCAATAGTGAATCCTGCAGAACCCCATGCAAAATCAGAGGATGAATCTGTAGAGATATAATCACCTGCACCATCTAACAATAGTGATGAAGTACCAAATTTCTTCTGTGCAGTATCTAACTGTGCATTACCTGCAAAAGTAGAGATGTTATAATCTAAACCACCACGTTGTGATCTAGCAATCTTACCAAGGAAGATAGTAGAACGTGCTGAGTTTGCACCAACAACTTCTGCCTTTGTATCTCTAGATCTAATGACTTGTCCTGCTTGGAAGAAACCAGAACCGACTCTATCAGTGAAAGTAAGTTTTCTAACTCTAGCATCTTCACCTGCTTGGAACTCACCACTATTATTACCATACTCTACTTTATAGTTACGAATATACTCGTTCTCTTGTAAAGTGCCAACTGCATTGTCATATGGAATGACATAGTTATTAACCTGTTCATTTGCAGGGAAACTACTATCAAATGGAGTAGAGTTGTCAGTGAAATCAACAACACCAATCTGAGATTTGGAGATATCATCAAGAACAACGTTCGGATAAGTTTGAGAAGTAATTCTGTTGAATAGTAATCCAAAGAATGAAGAACCTTCTGAAATATTAACCTGTCCAATAAACTCTTGAGTTGTAGGATCTTGATAAGTTGCAGTAGCAGTTACACTAGCAACAACACCAGATTGAGCACCAACAATAACGTCATTCAACTGAATATCAAATAATCCAGGTGTAGACTGATAAGTACCTGCAACCTTACTTAAAGTAAGTTCATTAGTAACAGAAATATCAGTTCCATACACAGGTGAATCTTCTTGATGAGCAACTGCTTGAGTTCCGTTCTGTCCTCTAGTTACACTAAGAGTTGTAGATTCTGTACCAATAGTAACACTGTCAACTCTAAAGATTTCAGATCCTAACTGATAGTTTATTCCTGCATTGAAAACACCTGCAGTAACTGGATAGTCAGCAAAAGTATTATCTGTTTTAAATGCAACCATCTCAATAGATGTAGTTGCAGCACCGATTGTATAACGTAATTGAGCGAGAGGAGTTTCAGCACCACTAGCAAGGTTGATCTGCTCAACTTTTGCAGTATCACCAGTAAGGTTAGTAACATTTTCACCGAATATAAACAATCCAATGTTAGAAATGCTAGTAACAGCAGCAACGTTAGCAGCATAACCAGTTGCACCAACAGTTGCTAGTTCACCAATAACAAATGTTCCTTGAGTAATAAAACCATTGATAGTATCACCAACAACAGTTGTAACAGTTAATCTTGCACCAGAAGAAGTACCAACCAGATTCATACCTGGATTTGGGAAGATACCACTAATGTTATTAAATGTTACAGCAACAGTAGCGATCTGACTGATAGAAACGTTTACATACTTAACACTTGCAGGAGGTTGTGGTGGTTCTGCAAAGACGATTGAATCACCTTGAATCTCAAATGCAGTTCCAGGAGTTTGTACAACACCATTAAGAACAATCATCAACTGGTTAGCGTTAGCAACAACGTTAGCACCATCAACAGTTAGTGGGAAGGAGATCTTCTGACCATCGAACTGATTAGAAATATCATCAAGTCTTTGTACAACAGAAGTTAGAATGTTCTCAGAAGAAGTTAATCTCTTCTGTCTGAATAGTACTTCTGTATTATTGAATTCTGAATAAACAGGTTCAACCAGAGCGAAGTTCTGAATGTTAGGAACGATTGCATCTCTTGCAAGTTCAACAGATTTTGTTAACTGGAATGAAGTCTCTTTGTTAGGAATAAATCCATAATCGTTAAGATCTAACTCACCAAATACTTTGAATGATGCAGGGTGAACGTTCTTGATAAGGATTTCTTTCCATTCACCAATAGAGACAGCAGACTTAACAGCATAAGAGAAGTCCTGATAGTAGTAAGAGTCTTGAATCTTCTGAATAATCTCAGATGGTTTACCAACATCATCGATGAATTGACCAGTAGTTTTAGTAATAGAACCAATTTCAAGAACACCTTTAGCAACCTTGATATCACTCATGATACCAGAAGACTTAGAAATCACACCAGTGATTCTTTGACCTTCAGAGAACTCTCCACTATAGTCAACAATCTTAAGAACTCTAGGTCCAACTTGCCAACCTGCGTTAGTAGAAACAAATCCAGTAGCAGTTGCAGCATCAAGTGAATCACCTTGATATACAAGTTCACCCTCAAGGAATGTAGATGTAATAACGTTTGCTGTAGCAGCACCACCGAAAGATTCAGTCAATACTTGTTGACGACCTGTACCTGCGTTGACATATGATAATGCATCACCCAATGCAGCGTTAGCAGGAGTAATAGCAAGTTTTAATTGATCTGGTTCAAGAGAGTTAGCAGAACCTGCGATAGCATAGTAAGTAGTAGTTCCATTCAATCTACCAACAGCACCTGCAGATAGAGGGAATTCAACTCCACCACCAGTATCAACAGCATTCAGTGTAACAGCAGCACCATTTTGAATACCGTGTGGGAAAGCAAACTGTAAGAGTCCCAAGTCAAGGTTAACAACATAGTTGAAAGAAGACCTCAGTGATACAGTAGGTGTTGAAGAATAACCTGCACCAGGATCTTTAACGATAATAGTATCAAGACGACCGTTCTTAATGCTTGCTTCTGCAATAGCACCAGAACCGCCACCACCAGTGATGATAACAGCAGGTGCTTGAGAATAACCAGTACCAGGATCGGTAACTGTAATACTATCAAGAATACTTGTAGATGTTAACTGAGCATTGATTGGGAATGTAATCTCAGGACGTAATGTATAGTCATGAGGATAATCATAACCAAAGTTGTTATTCTTAAGTTTCTTAATCTTACCAACACTAGAACCTTGAGTGAAGATAGATGCACCAGAACCGAATGGAGGAATAACAACGACAACCTCAGCACCAGATCCAGTTAAACCAGATCCTAAGATGCCAGAAACTGACTCAATATCAATCGATGCAGTGGTATATCCTTTACCAGGAGATGTAACTTTAACTTCTTGAATCTGACCAGGGATAGTTACACCTTCAGAGTCTGTGCCATCAGCAACAGTAATAGAAACAAATCCACCTTCACCATCACCTGCAATAGGAACTCCAGTATATTCTCCTACAGCATATTCAGTTCCAGGATCATTAATTTGAACTCTTTCAATTTGTCTAGTTGATTGAATAGCAGTAACAATAGGTAATCTAGTATAGAAACCACCTGGGTTTACAATACGAACATCATTAATAGATCCAACTGCTCTTAGAGATGAAGTTGCATAACTTGCTTGGTTAATATCTGCAGGACCCTCTGGTTCATTGAGAAGAGGGAACTTGATAATATCAGCACCACGAGTAATAGTAGCACCTGCAATAGAGGAAATCTCAAAATTACCTTTATAAGGAGAATCTACAACATCAAGGTAACTACCAGGCACAACAGGAGAATCATCACCAGTTCTAGAAGGGTCGAAGTAGTAAGAAATGTTGGTAACGATATCTCCGTCAACTTTTAGTTTGACAGAAGGAGTCGGTGCACCTGCACCAGTGACACCAGGAGTTCCAACTCTTTCAATAGAGTTGAAGGAATATTCAAGTTTGTATAGACTATCTTTAGCAAATGATAAGTTACCACCAACAAGTGAAGAATGACTTAAGTCAAAGATGTATTGGTGACCATAGTACATCTTCAAAGTTGGAGACTTCATGAAGATGTTGACATTTCCTGCAGTCGTAGCAGGTGAAGTAACTGCTGCTTGATTTAACTTGTAAGTAAATTCAAGAGGACTAATTACTTGGTCGATTGGGAATGCGCCATCATATTCATCATACACAACACCACCAATTTCCTCAGAAGGATTGCCATCAACATAAATGACATCTCCCTTAGAAAGATAATGACTAGTGTCAGTAATTACATAAACTTCATCACTATTAGCAACAGAAGAAACTTGTAAGATCTTATCAAGGTTAGCGACCAAAGTAATCTTAAGAACACCAGTTAGATTAGTAACCTGTATGGTGCTTCTTGATGAATTAAATGAGACATCGCCAGAAGAAAGTTGTACAACAGAACCAACAATGAATGGGGAAGAACCAGATACTTCATCAATTCTTACAGAATAATCTTCAGTTGCAAATGGTTTGAATTTAGCAAACGAATCAAGATTTTGACCACCTGCACCATTGTAAGTACCGTCTAAGTTGTAATCATCAAGATCAATATCAAAAGTTCCTGGAGTTGTATTAACAACTAATGGGAATGAGAAGTTTTCAATGATATTGATATCATTAGGAATAGGTCCAACAATACCAAAAGTTGATTGTTCAGTAAATTGTTCAGTTACTAAGTTACCAGTAGCAGTATCGTTAGTCCATGTGTTATTGTTTACAGCAAGGTAAACTTTATTATTAGTATTATCTACTCTTACAATGTAACCGCTATTGACGAATGATCCAGAATCATTGTTTAGACGTAATTTAGTACCAACAGTAAATCTAAATGACTGATTAATTGTCAACTCTTGTACGTTATCAATTTTGACTGTAGGAGTAACTTTGAAGAAATATCTGTCTTTAACAACAGCAGATACATTAAGTTTCTGAGATCCAGGTGAAGGAACAGTTGCAGTTCTAGAACTCCAAACATCTTGAGTATAAGTAAGAGTCTCTGTTCCAGGAGTCATATTGATTGTAGCATCATCAAAGTCAAGAGATTGGAATCCTGCCTCTGATAAACCATAACCAACATTTGACATGGTAAGAGTGCTTCCTACAACAGGAGTGACTGCAGTTCTAGTAAATCCTAATTGAGTATTGGTTTGTGTAGAAACTGCACCAATTCTTGCAGCATCAGCATTCTTATCAACTTTAAGTGCAAAACCATCATAATCAATGAAATCGTATCTATTGAGATTAGCGGTAAACCATGCAGTATCAGTCCAAGTATAGTTTAGAGCAAAAGCACCTGTAGTTGGGAATACACTAACATCAGAAGGAACAGTTGGGGTAACTGCTCTATTTCTTAGTCTAAAGTTATCAACATGGAACTGACCTTGCTCATTAACTCTGAAGTTACCTGCAGAACCAGATCTACCAGGAATTTGACCAATGTAAAGATTCTTACTACCAAGAGCAGTGCTAGGAACAGTAGATTGAATTGCTTGAATACCGTTGACATATACAGTAAAGACATTTCCTTCTCTCTTCAATCCAATGAACTGCCATGTGTTATCGGCAAACATGTTGTTAAGACTGGACTGTCCTGCACCAGATGCATTATTAATCTTAGTAGATCCGTTAGTTACAACAAGTTCTAAGTATCCAGTGCTTACATCATAATACAACCAAAGACCACCAGTTGCCTCTTCAGCATCACCGATAGCAATAAGAGAATGCTGAGTAATACCAGAAACTGCAGTTGTACCCGCATTCTTAAAGATCATCATCTCAACAGTGAAGTCACTATTGAGTCTTGCACCCAACTGAGCAGAAGTAATTGCTAAGTTACTTTGTGTCCAAGTAGATTGACCAGTTGCATAACCATTAATCTTAGCAACGTTATCCTCATATGTGATAGAGTTGTTTGTTGATTGTGAACTTAATGTGTAGTGATTGGTTGTATCAACTTGAGATCCTCCAGTAAAGGGGAAGATAAACTCGTTTCTATTCCACTGGGTTTGACCAACAACGTGAATATCACCAGAGTTATCAACATCTAATGAATATGCAGTTATACCTTCAATATTGTTTTGATTAAATTGATTAGTAGTATGATTTTTAATCTTTCCATCATAACCAATCTTAACAGTATCAACTGTAGTTAAAGCATCCGTATTATTAGTGCTAGTAAATGCAACGTTTAAATCACCAAAGATGTCGATTGCAGAACTAGGAGCAACAGTTACTGATCCTCCAGATGGAGCAACATAACGATAATTCCAAATGAATGAACCATTTGCATCAATCTTACCAACCCAGAAACTGTCTCTAGTAGTATCATCAGACTTAAGTCTTAGACCACCAGTAACATAAATTTCTTTAAATTCATCAATCGTGATACTAGTATCCATGATTGAATACAAACTATTAGCAAACTGTTTGATCCAAACTACAGTAATAGCATTAGTACCAAAATTAATCTTAGCAACACCAGTATCAATATCTGCTTCAGATATAGTGCTTGCAAGTTCTAATGATGCATATACATCAAGTCCGTCGATAACAATATCGGTAATCTTCTCTGACTTATTAGGAGAAGCAATTTTTCTCTTAATTGCAAAGTTACCATTAGTATCAATAGATGCAATGAAAGCATCATAAGGTGCACCAGAGTTAGTATTGGTATATCCTCCAATAATGAATCTAGTATCAGAATACTTCTGAATTGAAGTAATAAAGTCACCACGAGTAGAACCAGAGATACCTGCATAACCTTTTTGGAAGGTTAATGCTGCACTTAGTCCGTTTGCTGCTTCAGTATACTTACAGAGAATAACATCTGGGTTATAAGCAGAAAGAATGGAACTATTAGGACTGTTTTGACCAACAACCCAAATATCTTTTCCATCAACATATAATTTAAGGAATTCTGAGTCTTCCTGTCCACCTGCAAGTTCTAAACTTGCTTCCCACTCTTTAACACCAGTAGCAGAGAGTTTTGCGATAAATGCAACATCATTAGATGCAGCATCATAAGTTTTACCACAGATATAAACTTCTTTAGCAGGGTTGATATAAACATCACTAATTCTTACATAATTTCTATTACTAAACTTAGCAACATAATAATCTGCTTTCTTAAACACCTGAGGATGTGAAAGAATAACTCTAGGATTGGATGTGTAACCATAACCAGAGTTGATAATATTAACAGTGTCAATAGAACCAACAGGACTTACAACTGCTTCAAGTCTACCACCAGTTCCGTTACCATCAATAATAATGGTTGGAGGAATATCAGTATTATAACCTGATCCAGTTTGATTAATTACGATTTGTTCAATACCTTTAAACTGTCTAACTGTAAACGTCTTATTGGTATTGTCCATAACAGGAGTATAGTCAATAAAGACACTATCTCCTGGTTGTAGATTGTGAGGATTGATTGTAGTAAGTTTACCGAAGTTATTACCACTAATGTTCTCAAATGTATATGCTTCAACTGCTTCACCTCTAATTCTAGAAACACGAGCAGAAACACCACTACCATCAGTATCAGTATTATCAAAGATTAATCTGTCATTAACCTGATAGTTAATACCTGGGTTTTCAACTGTAAATCCAGTTACAGAAGCATCTTCAAATTTAGTAGTAGTTTCAACTTCAATATCAACCTTAGAGTCAAACTTAACTTTAGGGAAGTAATCAAATAATTGTAATGGAGACTCTTCAAAGACTTGATCGGGATCATCAATTTCATCTTGCTCGATAACACCGCTTCTATCTTCGTCTTCTACTTCAAATAGTAATACATCACCGTTCTCTAGTGTCAGAGCGTTTGTAGATGCATTTGGTGCCCTCTCAACGTCAATATCAACGTTCTCATAAGGATCACGATATCTAACAACACCAGTAGGAATGTTTTGCTGTACAGCAGTAGCAGTTAAGTTCCAAGTATCAACAACAGAGTTGAAATCAGGACCCATAACATATGGGAAAAGTGGATTACCATCTTCAGTAGCATCAATAGTAACAAAGTAGCAATATCTACCCTCTGGATACTCAGGAGTCTTACAGAATCTACCATTGTACTGATCTAATGCACCAAGACCAAAAACGTATTCATAGTCTTCTACAAAGTTACCTGCTGCCTCTTCAGAAAGTAAAGGTCCTGCTGTTCTAACAGGATTTGGATTAGAATCAACATTATAAACAAGATTTGTCTTGAGTCTATATGAAGTATTCAGTCTTGATATAGAAGATGACTGATCAGTAGGATCAGAGTAACCATAAGGACCATAAATCGGGTTACCATCAAATGACCAACCAATGATAGGAGAGTGAATCAATCCTTCCTCTCTTTCTTTGATTAATCCAGAAGTATTCTCAAATAAGTTATCACCAAGGATATATCTTAAGGTTTGAGGATTTGATAAGTGAGCATACTCACCACCATACTGGTTATTATATCCTTCAAAGACAGAACCTTTAGCAATATCAAATGTAGTAGTTTCTTGTAAGTTATAGGTCCATTCAAAAACGTTAGCACTGAATGAAGCACCCGCACCAACTGAATTTAGATTGATAATTGTAGTTCCTTGATTATATCCAATACCTCTGTTAATAATAGTGATACCAGTCACTCTACCTGCATTTTCACCATCAGTGTCGATAGTTGCTCTAGCAACAGCACCAAAACCTTGACCTTGAATAGTAATCTCAGGAGCAGTTGTATATCCAGAACCTGCAGAGATGATGGCAATAGAAATAATTCTACCATTAGAAACGATTGCTTGTGCAACAGCACCACTACCAGAACTTAGACTAATACTAGGAGTAGAAGTATAAGAAACACCACCAGATCCTACAGTGACTGCTTGAATAGGACCACGAACAGATGCAGTTGCTTGTGCACCAGTACCACCGCCACCAACAATAGTGATAGAAGGTTGTGAAGTGTATCCAGTACCGCCTGAGTTGATTAGTATTCTAGATACAACCCCTTTTGTAATAATAGCAGTTGCAGATGCTCCAGAACCGCCTCCACCAACGATAGAGACTAGAGGAGAAGAAGTAAACCCAGAACCCCCTGCAGTAACAGTGATTTCAGAGACAGAACCGTTAACAGTAACACTTGCTGTTGCTCCAGTTCCTCCACCACCACTAATGGTTAAAATTGGTGGAGATGCAGCATCATATCCAGAACCAGAGTTAGTGATACCAATACTAGTTACTGCACCAAAAGTTTTATTTCTAGTTGACTTGTAAGACCAGATAGAAACACCATTTACCCAAGTTCCAATAGGACCTGGAGCAACAGTATTCTTTGTAGAGATTGTTTGAGAAACAATCGGGAAACGATTTAATTTACGTTGGTTTCCTGGAAGAAGAGCAGATCCTGGGAAAGGTCCAATCTTGTAGTTAGGAATACCAGTAGATGCTAAGTAAGCATGCTGTGTATTGAAGAAAGAGTTTTGAACGTTAGTAGTATAAGGACCAATAGCATTTAAAACTGCAGTACTATCAGACTTACCTTTGTTTAAGTCAACAGATACTAGAATGTTACCTTGTGGTACTACAGTTGCAGGTTGTGGTAACTGATATTGGAATACAGTATTACTATCTCTAGATGTTACAAGGAACGTTCCGTTATAGATGATTGGGTTTGCACCGTAAACAGTAACCTGATCACCAACCAATAAACCATGATTGTTTGAGCAAGTAATAGTTGCAAACTGATTGTTAATGCCTCCAAACGTAACGCTAGTTACATTAATAAGTTTTTTTACGTTATATAACCAAGTCGTCAAGTGAGGGTCGGTGCTAGTTCCACCTAGTTTCGACACAGTGAGTTTATCACCAGGTAAGTAATAAGATCCAGTGTCAGTAAGAGTAGTCTGTTGTGCATCAACAATACCAACAACATTCAATACAACTTCTTGAGAAGTGCCTTTGTTAACGAATACAGTGAAGTTAGAAGTAACTTGAGTTGCAGAATCCCAATCTTCTACAACACCATTTGCTGAACGTGTACATTCAATAAACTGGTTGAGTGATTTCTCTTTGTATTGTACAAGTTCAGATCCAGTACCTGTACCAATTACAAACTCACCGTTTCTTTCTGGCCAACCAATAGTAGAGTCAACCGTAATAATTGAGTCAGTTTGATTGAGAGGTTCGGCAAGTTTTGTCTTATAAGGTACGGTAAACGTCCCAACAATAGTTTCTTCAGAGAGAACAAGTTCAAAAATCTCTACATCTGAAGTTTTGATTGAAATATAATTTTCAACTAGCGCACTTGCATTAGTTACATTAGGATCTGCAATATCTGCTGATTGAGTGAGTAAACCATCTCTAATATTATCAGGATTACCACTTACTAAGGTTGCACGCAAAATGGTATCAATAGACCAAGTTGCAGCAGAGGGTTTGATGATTTGGTCTTTTGGATATGTAACTGTTACAGTTTCACCGTAAAGTAATTTGAACAGATATGCAATACTGAACGAAGTACCTTTAGATGAATAAAAATCTTTAATGGTTTTGATCGCTGTACGAACATCGATCTTCTTATAGTCAAGTTCTGGAACGTCAGGTAAGAATTGTTCTGTATACTTGTCTAATAATCTCTTGATAAACAATGCATCAAGACATTTTACATTTGCACCAATATCAGCACTGGCAGCAACAGTATTGTTTCTGAATACCGCGTTACCATCCTCAGTATACTTTGTAATTCCAGATGCTGCTCTTGCACATCCAGTAAATGCTGCTTTCTTATATCCATTACCTGCTTCTGTTACAACAAAACCAGTAACTTCATTTAATCCAATCTCAACAGATGCTTTTGCTTGAGGAGGTGCTTGAATTACAATTTCTGGAGGCGCAGCAGCAGAATAACCGCTACCAAAGGCAGTAATGTTAATATCGGTGATTTGACCGTTGAAAATTGAAGCAACAGCAGTTGCACCAGTACCACCGTTAGTTCTCTTGTCTACAATATAAACAGAGGGAACATCATCATATCCGCTACCACCATTGAGTAGATCAACTCTGATAACACGCCCATCACCATCAACTACAGTCTCTAATACCTGTGCACCTACAGGATCGATAATAGCAACCCTAGGTGTAGTAGTATATCCTTGTCCTGCATTCAAAACTGTAATGCTGGTAACCTTACCATCAGTGATATTTGCTCTTAATGATGACTTGATTGAGTTAGCACCAGTTGGTTCATCAACATACACCGTAGGAGCAGTAGTATATCCAAAACCTCCATCAGTAACAGGAATAGAAATAACTTGACCGTTGGTGATTACAGGTGCACCTAATTTTGCACCACCTGGTTGAATAAAAGTAATTCTAGGAGTAAAAGTGTATCCAGAACCAGAATTAGTAATATCCAATCCACTAACTGCACCATCGGTAACGGTTGCTGTAATAGTTGCTTGACTAGAACCAATTTTAGTAGGTGCTTGTACTTGCACCACAGGAGGGTTAGAGACGCTGTAACCTCTTCCTCCTTCTAATAGGGAGATTGCCTTGATACCATTGACAAGAGCAGTTGCAGCACCACCAGAACCGTTCTCAGAGTCAATACTAACTTGAGGAGGATACTCAAAACGATATCCAGAACCAATTTGACTGGATACGATGCTTGTTAAATTTCCAGTATTGTTTACACGAGCAAATCCAACTGCATTAGCACCAAAAGAAGGAATTGGTGCTTCAATCGAATGAATCGATAAGAAACGACCATTTAGAGGTGGTTCCTTGAATACGAATTGATTTTTATCAATAAAATAGTCAACCTTCGGTACAAGAAGTCTATTATCGTAAATTACGTTTAAATACTCTTCAACTTCTGGTTCATACGCCACACCATTACGAGTTAGAGTGAATTGTTTCTTACCATCTCCAAAAGCACCAGAAAGATTATCTAAGTTATGAATGGTGTTCTCAACAAAACCGCTGAGATAGAAGATATAGGTTGAACCCGCATCATCAGCAGGAATCTTAGTTCTAGGTGCAGTAGTAAATACAATGTTTGATCCACTAAGAGTGTAATCAACATTAGGGATTAAAATCTTGCCATACAAAGAAACAATCAGATGCTGTGCTGAAGGGGGAGCAATCGGACTGTCTTGAGATGTTAATGGGAATTGAGTAGTAGTGCTATCAAACGAAGAAATAAGACTTGCAAGAGTAGTCCACTTAAGTTTTACCTGTTCGTAAGAAATACCTGGAGAAAGAGCAATACTAGGAGACTTATCAACACTTTCGTAGAATATAACTTCATCACCAATTAGAATAGATCCATTCTCTTCTAAGAACGGATCAATACTTTCTACAACAATCTTATCATCTGTTACACCAACCGTTTCTACAACTGTAGTTGCACCATCCAAGATACCGATATCAAGTTTGTCGATATCGAGATATTGAAGGAAGTTATTGAGTATGTTTTGCCCTAAACCAGTTTTTTCCTGAGACTTATAGTAATACTCAAGGAATTTATTGAACAGGGGATATTCTGATCCAATGAAGTCTGGTGATTGAGACTCAATCGATTGGGAAACCTTATTGATGTTCATCTACGCTTACGAGAAACAGGTTGATGTGTTTATGCCACCGCTGTTATCAATCGGGGCAACCTCTACAACTGTAGGGGTTGAGTCAAATATCGTTGGTGTCAAACTATTTAGAGGGACAGAGGCAGGTGGTGTAGTGCCAATCGGAGCAACTGTTACCTCAGGACTAATAATATTAATGATAGTTCCAGGTGTGGAAGCAGGAATAGTTCCACTATTGGCAGGAATAGTAACAACAGGGATCTTGAGACCTCCAGGAAGAAGTGCAGGATCCGTAACGCTACCTGCACCAGTAACAGTATCTGTAATGTTAACTGCATTGGCAGAAGGAGTGTTTGTTCCTGTACTAATCACATTTACTGGACCAAAGCAGATTTCACCAGTATCATAGTTGACTGTGCCGATTGCATTGTTCGTATATACCTTCTTAGTACCTGTATTGTAGAAAATGCGTAAATTTCCGTATCCATCGTCTTCAAACTGCTGATCTACACCAGGGCGATCCGCAGTTCGGAATGTTCCTGATAACAGGATAGGTTCTTTCTTACAATCTCCATTATCACCATCTTTAGAAGGTGCGGAGTTATAAAGTCCACTACCAGTGCTAATGCAGTAAGTATTAGTTTGATTACTGTTTGGAAAGATGTATTTAAGATTGGTTGTTTGTAGTGAAACGTCAGTAATGGCATTATTAGAAAGAGAGATTGCTTTCTCGTATGCAGATCCTCTAAACGTTGAGTTGAAGTTATTAATTTGAGTTTGTGTTGCCCAATCAGTAATTCCGTTCTGAATATCTGTTTTAATCTGTGAAGAACTACTTCCTGCTCCAGTATCATATAGAGCAAAGATCTTAGTATAGATGTAGATGTTATCAGGATCGACTACAACAGGGTCAATCGATGCCATAGCATACTTTCTAAGGTTAGCAGAGATTTCCTTCTTTGTAGCGTCATTTAGAAGGGATCCAGTCTTAGTTTTGATAGCAATGAATACTTTTCCATAAATGGGAGGATTTAAACTATCTCCACCATACGCAACGACGGAATCTGCGTTATCGTAAATTCTTTGAGTGATTAGAGCGTAATCCTGTGCTGTAACTGCTCTGTACTGAGAAGAGTAGTATCTCGGTGCATTGTATTTGATAGATTCGATACTTTCCGCATCAGAACCCATCTGAGAACGATGTAATGGAGTAAGAGTGCTATTGGCACTTGTAACGTTAAGTCCAGTAGAGTCTATAATAGTTCCAATGAAGTTAAAGATCTTAACTTCGTTTGCTGCTTTACCAGAAGTGACCAAATACTCAAATTGAACGACTTCTCCGTCTTTCAATGCTCTACCAACACTATCATCACCAAATCTAACTTCAAAGCGCATATCCTCACCTTCAGAAAGGAAATAAGCGCGGGTAGTTGCAGATAAACCCGTAATAGTGTCTACTCTATTGTAGATATCCGCTGCTGTTGCGGTTTCGTTTGCTTTTACACTAACTTTGAGTGTTGCAAGATCTGCTTCTGCGGAAGGAATAGTATAATTCTGTCTAGCAAAGGTATTAACGATATATTGGAAGTTTACAAGTTGACCTTCATAGATACAAACTTCGTCAAACGTCGCAATACCGCTTGTAGGACTAACTTCAGCGGTTGTGTCTCTTGTAATGTTCCAAACATAGTTACCACCAGTAGCAACTGCACCTTTCTTCAAGGTTACACTAGTTGGATACACTCCATTTGACTGTTGTGTCTGAACATCGAGTTTTATAGACGCTCTAGATGAAATAACACTTCTAGGAGTGTAATTCATCAACTTAGCAATATTAACTACGTTATCTCTAATAGTGGAAGACGGTAAAAACGCCTCATTCAATGACATGTTAGCATTGAACGCTGTATAGTAAGTGTTATAAGCAAGTGCATCAACCATATATGATAATGCAGAACCCTCAAAGTCATAATCCGTAAACTCAGTGCGAGTTCTTAGGTATGATTTGATACTTGCTTTGACATCCTCAAAGTCTAGTGCTGTTAGATTGTTTGGTTGCATTATTCGGGTCTCTGTAAGACGAAGGATATAGACTCAACAATGGGTAATCCAACAATCTGGTACTCGATATCTATGTTAATCTTATTATTAGCATAGATTGGAGTAACTTCTACTTTTGTTAGGTTTACTCTAGGTTCATACTGTTTAATTGTATTTATTACCTCTTCCTTGATTGCATCTGCGGTAAATGCATCTAATGGTTCAAAAAGTAACTCATTTACTCTTGAACCAACCAGAGGTTGAAAGGGTTTCTCTCCAGGGACAGTCAAAACAAGATTTTTGACTGCCTGTTTGATAGAATTCTCGTTAGTCACCTTATAGATGTCTTTTGTAAAGGGATTTAATGGCAAACCAATATTGAGATCAGCGAAATTACGAGATCTCTTAAAGTCTTTACCTTTAATATCCTTTAACGCCATTTTGTAAGTGGTTTAACGTCTTTTGCCTTTTCTGCTTTCTCTATGTAGGGTGTAAGATGGTAATCTGTAACTAAACCTACAGTTCCATGAGTTTCCTTCATGTACTTTGGATCGCGGTCGGGATTAATCATAAAAGTTTAATGAATAGTACATTAGAACTTTTTATGGGGTTGCTATCCCAATCTATTTATCAACCTCCGATGAAAACATTCTTACTTGATCCAGAAACTACACTTAAACATGGGAAAGGAGTAGTACCATTTCCAAATGGGTCTGCAAATCTACCTGCACGCCTTTTATTGATGAATACTGTCTTTGTAGTTGCAAAAAGTCTTCGAGCATGACCTGATGGTGCTTCCCTACCTGCAGAGGTTCCTAAAGTACAATGCCAAGCAGGAGTATTCCTCACCGTGAAGCATTTAAACCCAACAGACATCGTTATGTGCTGTGTAAAGGTAGGATGCGGAATAAGATCATCCTGATCAATGATCGGGACTAGTTTATTGATTATAACATTACGGACAATAGGAGTCAAAGGTAGTTGTGGCCAAGGTGGCCATGTTGCAAAATTATCCGCAATCGGCATTGCTCTAGTGTTGATCTGCGGTGCTAAGGAAGCATGAGGGCAAGGATTTGCAAAACCTCCACCTGGACCTGGTTGCCAGACAACACCGTTTGCCTTTCCATGTCCGCTACAGGTTCCCATGAATAGTGCTGCTGCTTGAGTTGCCATTAGTCCTCCTTTGCGTCGAAATAGTTAGAAACACATACGCCCCAAAGGACAAATGCTCCAAAAAAGATTAAGTATTCCATTTATGTTACAGAATAAGGGTTACCGTATGCTTCTGTTGCTCTTGCCATGGTTTGTGTAGCATTAGTGAAGTCATTACGCATTTTCATAGTTCCAGTTGCGCTCCAATTTTGACAACCTGGACCTTGAGGTACTTGTCCAAAAGGAAATGTGAATGTAGATGATGTAACTGCGCCAGTATTGGGATCTGTAGTACTTGGTCTGGTTGAAGCAGATGCGCTACAAGAGAAATGTGCTTTTCCTACATTCTGTTGAGTAACTCCGAGTGTAACACGGATAGTTAATTCTTCCCTGTTATCGGGTCTATACTGTCGTAACAAGTATTTAGTTAGGTTTGACGCATATGGTAATTCAGAGAAGGGTCCTTGCACGGTTTGAATGAAACTTTCATCATATACCTTAATTTCTGGAATTACGTCTTGAGTAATGCCCTCAGTTAAGTTTTCCATCTCCGTTCCTAGGGTTTCCATGTTTTCTCGTGTTTTTTTCTTAAAATCTTGTGCTCGCACACTCTCTCCTAGGTCAACTTCGTCAATTTGCTTATAATTTTCCTTTGGAAGCATGACTTCCTTGATAGATTTCATGTCTCCTCGCGCAAATTGCTTCTGAACCATGGTTTCTCTGCGTTTAAAGTTCGGATCTAACTTAATTTCGATGTTTGGTTCGACAATTTCTGAAACTGACTCTGCTAATCCCTGTGTTAACTCTAATTTTGTTCGATTATCCGCTAAAATCTCTTGAATTTTGGTTTGATCCAGTCCATCAAACGATTCTGACGCATTTGGGAAGGTTTTATGGAAATGTTCGAGTTGATCAAACCCAGTATCGCGCAAAGATTCGTCTATAAACTTCTCAGTTCGCTTTTTATGGATGTTTACCACGGAAACTTGCGGAAGATTGTTAGCACTATACCCGCTACCACCATTTTTAACGGTAATACTAGTCAAAACTCCGTTTGTAAACACTCCTTCGACCTCTGCTTGCTCTCCAGAATCAACTGTTGGAGCAGTAATGCTTAATTTTGGTGCTCTTCCAAGTGTATCCCAACCAGAACCGCCTCCATTTGTGTTAATTGTTGCTCCAACTACCTTTCCATTAGCAACAACTGTGGAAACATCGGGTTGAACTAACGTATTATAGACGTCAGGAGCATTTTTATCAACAAACCCTGTAGCATATTGTACAGATTTCTCCGTAAATTCGTAAAGTCCACCAAAAAACCCAACATCTTTGATGCCAAAACCTGCACATGCCTTTATATCATGGTTACGGTTGCTTGTATAATTGGTATTTTTGGTAAAATCACTGCCATTTCCATCAAGATAAGCAAAATGATAGGGAAAATGCCCTTTAGAGGGGTCAAAATCACTTGCTACGGACGGTCCATGAAGAACACGAGTGATTGTATGACCATTTAATGTGTCACCAGAACGTAAAATATCATTAATAGTTCCTGATTGTGTCTCAATAGGTCCAACAGCAGTGATTTTTATATTCAGTGTGAAGGTTGTAGAGGAATTATCGGGGTGAGTATGGTCATGAGTGATAGCAAAAGTATCATTTACAGCATATCCTGTGCCAGGTTGAACAATATCAAGCACTGTCCAACGTGTACCAGTGAATACAGCAGTTGCTCCTGACTCATCAACGATAGGTTCGATACGAATATTGACTTGAAGACCTGTTTTATTTGCTGATTCGAGAGTATATACAGTAAACGTGGTTGCGCCCTCGTCGCCTATTTGCCAAGTATTCTGGGGAGAGTCGAATTGAATACCTACTTCTTCACCTTCGTTCCATGCATCAGAGTAATTTACCCCGTCAAATGACACTGAGAGGTCCGTTACACCGTTTGGAATGGTAGTGGATAGGGAATTATAGGTAAATACGAGTTTCTTACTACCTGTACCAATACCAAAGAGTGTGGGATGGGGGCAGTCGGGGTCGCCAGTGTAGTCAATATCCTGATCAATAGTATATGAACACTGTGTGGAAGCGGGGGTGCAGGTAAAACCAGTACAAGGGTGACAGATAGTATTGTTAATACTGCTCGACGACCCAGGAGTTACATTACCTTCATCATCTGTAGTGTCAGGGAAAGTAGTCGTGGATTCCTCGTCCTCAATGATATAAGCAGCAATACCAATTTGCCCTGCGTTATTTTCTACATCATACACATAGGCAAACCAAGCATCACTCCCTTGAAACCCAAAGGAGAGTTCACTCGGAAAATAATCATAGATTGCAACAGCACCATCATCACATTCAGAACAATTTGAAGAAGATCTAACTGCTTTACCACAATTAGCAGCAGAAGCAGGTTGATAGAAACTTCCAGATACTGTCCCAAAATTACCACCACCCTCCTCTAGACAGACAATAACGGAAGGATACATCACTGCCTGTCCCTCACTACCTGAGACATTTACAGCATAATTGTTTAAGTTCAGACTGTTGCGTATACCAGACATCGGATACTCGTAGTAACTTAATCCGATTGATCTGTCTGCAGGAGCAGGTTCAAACCTAGGACAACCATTCGGATCATCACATGGATCCGTGATTCGGTTTGCTCTCCCGTCAACTATTTTACATCCCATTTACTTGTTTCTCCAACTTATCTAATCGTTGGTAGATATGATCGTAGTTTTCCTTTATATTTAAGTACTTTTCCTGTCCGTTTGGTTTATATAATATCTTTTCATGAAATGGCAGTGTAGTTACATACTCTTCAATCTGTTTAATTCTATCTCCAAGGGAAAGCAAACACTCGTTGATAGTGTTCAGAGCAGTTACCAAGTCTTGTTCATTGTTCATTTCGTTTTTTCAGTGTAAAAGAGTCTTCCTCTACAGTATAATCAAGTTCATCTCTAACGGACCATCCAAGTTCTTCACAAATCTCGTAAGGAATTGTAAGGATGAGATCACCAAAGTCGTCTTCTTCGAGGGTTGTGTAGAATCTGTGTGACATATTTCATAGGGGGTTCGTATTCTTAGAGGGGTGCATAGTCTTCCACCCCATCCATAGTGTATATAGTGCTTCGGAGTTTTTGGTACTGTACGAACCCAAGTACATGTCTGCAACCTGATACATGTCAGTGTGAAGGCAGTTCTCAAAGTGTATTAAAGACTCTAGGCACCATGTACGAAGATCTTGAGTTGAATCTCTATCGGGCATTTTTTCTGGGAGAAATTTTTTGAATCTAGGTGTATTTAATAATTGAAATAATATAACTCTCGCTCCTGGGTACCTTTGTAGGTTAGGGTAGTTTGCCTTTTTAATATAAGGGCGCGATTTTAGGGCGAGAACCCGCGCTATGACTGCGATCTCGACTGTTTATTATAATATATAAGGAACTGCGGTTAATTCATAACATTAAAAAGGGGGTGATTTACCCCCTAATTATAACATTTTTTGGTCTGTCTGTCAACTAGGCGAAACACCCGTTGAAATTTACCTCGATTCCGTTTACAAAATCCTTAACTGTTTTGTTCTGGTAGTCACCTACGAACCACTCCCAGTTTTTTTGAAATACTCCGAAACCTGTCGCAAACTCATAGCAAAGAGCGTTTAATCTGCTCTTAGTTGTGTTTGACTGCCAACCGCCATCGAATAAAATTACAGTGTTATCTGTAACTGTTGCGATGTGATTGCCATGTAAAAAGACCTGTGCACCGTTCTCGTCATGTGATACAGAAGTGTTAGAACTGCTGAAGTTGTTACCAGTTCTGATTGCTCTGTTCATTTGTGCTTCGATCTTTCTCATGTGTGTTGCTTTGTTTGTTATGTACTTATTATAACCCGTGAGCAACCCCTGTGTAGTCACCTTATGCCACTTTGTCAACTGTCACAGGGCACTTAATTTCCATATAATAACCGATTGATTTAATATAATCAAATACGGATAACTTCGGTAATTCTTTATATCTTTCTCCCCTAGAGTTTCTAACATCGTCCATAAAATGTTCCATATCATAAATTGATACAAACTCCCCAACAAGTTCGCATTCTTCGTTGTAAATTAGATAGGTCATTTTCTTTTGCATTGTTGTTAATTAAGGGGTGTACACATAATAACAAAATCCTTCTAACATAAGATAATTTGCTGTCTTAGTTAATACTGGGTCATCCCAACATTGATCGGTATCTAACAAGAATTGAAACAAAGAGATACCTTCATTTAGTGGGCATAATCCTTTCTCATAAAGTGTTAATAACTCAAGGTACTTTTTAGGTGCTTTGATGTTACTTAGCATTGATACTTAGAACCTTTGTTTGAACCCTTACAGTGTTATTGTACCATATTAAGTTATAATCTGTCAAGAAAATCTGAGTTTCCTGACTGATGTTGACATTCGGTAAGTTGCGTGCTAAGAGTACATTTAGTAGACACATTTAACACACTATTGTAAACACTTAGTGATTTTTTTAAGTATTTAACAATATTCACAAATTTCTACGGAAAGTAACATTTTTTCTTCTTACAGTTAATCTATAATAGTCCCATAAGTTTACAGTCAGTTCTTTACACATAGTCCAAAATGTGTTAAACTCGTTGTTACTTACTCCCTGCGGATTACTCTCCTTCATTGTTAGTTACCTCTTCAAAGTATCTATTCTGTTTATTACTTTTAACCATATCTTTCCATTGATGATTATACACTAAGAGGTTTACTTGTTGATACTTACTCTTTGCACCTTTCTGTAATTCTTTACATTTTTCCCATTCATTTAGTACTAGGGTTATATAATCTTTGTCAATGAAATTAACGAACCCAAAATGTTCATTAAGTGAGTAATAATCGCCTTTTTGAAACATAATTAGATCTTTAAATAAGGGAATTGATTGTTATCGAAAAAGATTAATTCATTGTGAACTAAACATTTTTCGTTTAAATGTTCATCGTAGATAGCAACATTCTTTTTCAACTGATTAGGGTTGAGTTGTTGTAACTTAGTGAGCAAATCTTCATAGGTCATTGTTGCCATTACGTTAGTAGTTTGTTCGCTCCAAGGGATAAGATTCCAAGACATTTTACTGTGTTAAGTAATACTAATTATATACGATTGCGGACGTTATTTATCATCTTCCGCAATAAGTTCATTTAAGTCCGCAATAGTGAATAATTTGTAATTATCCTCCAATTCTTGTATATCAAACTCCATCATGTAATGATCTAAGTTAATACCTAGTCTAGCAATTTCATTTAGATAAGATTGCATAACTTTCTTTGATTTGAAGTCATAAATGTTATATTCTGTTGTCAAAGTTTGCTTAGTCATTGTTAATTAGTGAGTAGAGTAAGTATAAAGAAAACAGGCGGTTATCTCATGTAGAGATGCCCACCTGCCCAGTCAGTATTCTTTGGATTGTGTATATAATTTCTCTCGTTTATAATTCTCATGTCAAATCTTACATGTTTAGCGGGACTTTTCCATGATGCAGGTTTATATACTTGACCTGTTTTTTTATCTACAAATGCTGTTACAGATCCAGATTGATATGCTCCATTTCTGAAATCGCATTGAATGATCTTGTAATACTTCTTACCTGACTTGATTTGAAACTGCATTAACTTCTCTGTACCGTCTTCGATACCTTTTAATTGCTGTTTAGCATAGTCTGATAAGTCTGCTCTAGGGTTAAGAATATTTCTAGAGTGCATATTGATTCTATACTGCTTATAATTCTCAGTAAGTGCATTTACATATGCCTGAGTCCATTCTAAAACTCTCTGCTCTAGAGTCTTTGTTTCGTATTCTTGAGTTGTGAGAGTTGTGATTGTCATAGTGAGAATAATAAAGAAAAATTGTGATAAGCAAGAAAGGTATCCCTAAGCACTTGTGAATGTTAGCATTCTTGCTTATGTTCTTATTATAGGGAAAGAACCAACCACAATGGGGGCAAAGTGGACAGTTTATAAAGTGTCACTATGCTGCTTGACAAGATAGTCTCCTGTTTGTATTCTTTCAAATATTGCTGACTGTTCATCAGTCAGTTCAAAATCCATGTCTCTGAGTATATCCCAAAGTTTAATCATATGATAAGATTCATCAAATGACATTGGGATTGAAATGGGAAAATGTGTTTTGCTCATTAGAATACTGATAATGTAAGTTGCTGTTCGGGAATCTCTTGCTCTTCGATTTCTACGGTTTCATAGTCAAATTCTTCCCAGTCCTGTAACTCCATGTCATCCCATTGTTCGATTTTCTCTTTTGCTTCCTCCATACTTTCTGCATTAACAGTATAGTACTTGTATGTGGTGCATTTTTGAGTTACATAAAACTCATGTAGATAGGGTTTAGTTGTTGTCT